TGATACTAGTAGAGCCATTCCAGGATTTACTATGTCTACTAGAACTAGACCAATAGCAATTGGTAAATTTCAAGAAGCTGTAGGTGATAGAGGGGTTACTATCCAGTCTAAAAGATTAATAGAAGAAATGAAAGTTTTTATTTGGAAAAATGGAAGACCAGAAGCTCAAACAGGTTATAATGATGATTTGGTTATGGCATTTTCTATTGGTATGTTGATGAGAGAAACAGCTTTTAGATTTAGACAAAGAGGTTTAGATTTAACTAAAGCTTCTTTAAATAATATGACTAAAACAACAACAAAATATACTGGGGTTTATTCTAATAATGGAAATGATAATCCTTATAAGATTCAAAACCCTTATGGGGGAGAAGAAGATATTCGTTGGTTATTTTAAATATATTTATAACTATAATAATAATATAAGATGGCAAATACTAGTGTATTTACACGATTACAAAGACTATTTTCTACTGATGTAATTATACGTAATGTAGGAGGAAACCAACTTAAAGTAATGGATACTAATTCTATCCAAAAAGCTGGTCAAATTGAAACTAATTCTTTAATAGATAGATTTTCAAGATTACACGTAACAGGAGCAGCTCCTGTTTATAATCCTGCTCTTAATTACCAAACAATGAGAGTACAGCTTTATAGTGATTATGAGGCTATGGATACTGATGCAATTATTGCTTCAGCTCTTGATATTATAGCAGATGAATGTACTTTAAAAGATGAAAACGGAGAAGTATTATCTATTAAAAGCCCAGATGAAGATATTCAAAAAATTCTTTATAATTTATTCTATGATGTATTAAATATAGAATTTAATTTATGGATGTGGATCCGCCAAATGTGTAAATACGGTGATTTCTTTTTAAAACTAGATATTGCTGAAAAATATGGTGTTTATAATGTAATTCCTTATACTGCTTATAATATAGTAAGGCAAGAAGGATTAAATAAAGATAACCCCAATGAAGTAAAATTTCAATTTGATCCTGATGGTTTGACAGGATATGGAGCTTATGGAGGTTATTATGGAGGAGCTGCAGGTGGTTCAAATCCTTCAGGTAAAACCATAACATTTGATAATTATGAAATAGCTCATTTTAGATTATTAGCAGATGTTAATTATCTTCCTTATGGGCGTTCTTATATTGAACCTGGACGTAAATTATTTAAACAATACACTTTAATGGAAGATGCTATGTTAGTTCATAGAATTGTAAGAGCCCCAGAAAAACGTGTATATTATATTAATGTAGGTTCAATCCCACCAAATGAAGTAGATGCCTTTATGGAAAAAACAGTTTCTAAAATGAAACGTACTCCATATGTTGATCAAACCACAGGTGATTACAATTTAAAATATAACATGCAGAACATGATGGAAGACTTCTTCATTCCAGTTAGAAATAATGATTCTGCTACTAAAATTGATACTACAAAAGGTTTAGATTATGATGGTATTCAAGATGTTGAATATTTAAGAGATAAATTATTTGCAGCCTTAAAAGTACCTAAAGCCTTCTTAGGGTATGATGAAAATGTAGAAGGTAAAGCAACATTAGCAGCAGAAGATATTCGTTTTGCTCGTACAATTGATCGTATTCAAAGAATGGTTCTTTCAGAACTTTATAAAATTGCTACAATTCACCTTTATACCCAAGGTTATACTGATGAACAGTTAGCTAATTTTGAATTATCATTAACCACTCCTTCTATCATTTATGATCAAGAAAGGATTGCATTAATGAAAGAAAAAGTAGATTTAGCTGGTTCAATAATGGAAAATAAATTATTACCTACAGATTGGATTTATAATAATATCTTTAGATTTAGTGAAAATGAATATGCTGAATATAGAGATCTTACTCGTGAAGATGCTAAACGTGCATTTAGACTTAATCAAATAGAAGCAGAAGGTAATGATCCTGTTGAAACAGGTAAATCATATGGCACACCTCATGACTTAGCTTCACTTTATGGTCAAGGTAGATACCAATCAGACCCAGGAAATGTTCCTGATGGGTATGATGAGAAAAAAGATTTAGGACGTCCTAAAGAAAAAGTCTCTAATATTAATACTCAAGATAATGCATTTGGTAAAGATAGATTAGGGAAAAGAGGATCAAAAGAAGATTATAATTCATCAAGTTCACTTAAACCTAATTATAAAGGAGGTTCACCTTTAGCTTTAGAATCGATGCTTAAACAAATTCCAATTAAAAAGAAACAATTGGTTTTTGAGCAAGATAAAAATAAAGAATCACTTCTTGATGAAAAAAATATAAAGAAACAAAAATCTTAATATATTTATAAATAAATCTAAGAATGAAATTAAAACATTCAAAGTATAAAAATACGGGCATTCTTTTTGAATTATTAGTAAGACAAATTACATCTGATACTTTGTCTGGACAAGAATCCCCTGCTAAAGATATACTTCAAAAATATTTTGTTAAAACCGAATTATCTAAAGAATACAAATTGTATGAAACTTTATTTAAAAAAACAGGATTAACAGAAGGTAAAGCTGAAATTATAATTAATACCCTTTTAGAATCTTCTAAAAAATTAAATAGAAGTGTTCTTAAAAGAGAAAAATATAATTTAGTTAATGAAATCAAAGAACATTATAATTTAGAAGATTTTTTTAAAAATCAAATCCCTAATTATAAAATAAAAGCTTCTTTTTATATTTTAAGTGAAGCATATAATCAAAATTCTTTTAATAATTACTCTAAGATAATTCAACATAAAATTACTCTCCTAGAACATCTTATTACCCAACCAGTCTCAGAAAAGGTTAAAAAAGATGTTATTAATGAATTTAAATCTTATGATAAAGATATTCGTATTTTAACTTATAAGATTTTATTAGAGAAATTTAATGAAAAATATGATGGGTTAAATAATAATCAAAAATCAGTTTTAAAAGAATTTATTAATACTATTGATTCAACTACAACATTAAAAGATTTTTATAATACTAAAGTTATAGAAATAAAAGAAGTTCTTTCTAATTTAAATAAAAAAGTTACTGATAAAGCAATCCAAATTAAAATTAATGAAATTAATAATTTAATTTCAGAAGCAGATAAATCAACTAAAATCAATGATGATCATTTAGTTAATTTATTACAATATTATTCTTTAATTGAAGAATTAAAAAAATCAAATGGCTGAGATTTTAAAACCTAATGAAGTAGATCCTAAATTACTCAAAAGACTTGAAACTAAATATGGGTCTATTGATATGGAAAATGATTTTTTTAAATCTGATTTATCTACATATTTTAAAACAGATAAAATCGACCCAGAAACAAATTCTGTTTCTCATGATGTTATTAAATTAGCTTCATTTGGCGATTCATTAAAAAAAATGTCTGATGCTGTAAAAGCATTAAAACAATTAATGGGTACTAAAGATGCTAAAAATGATCAAAATATTCAAAATGTAGCTCGTGAATTAAAAGATGTATTTAATAAATACAGAACTCATTTACGAAAAAACTATCCAGATCAATATAATCAAATTAAATCTACATTAGAAGAAATTAATGTAACTGGTGGTGATGGTGCTTATTTAACTAAGTATGCTTTTAGAAAAAAAGGATCAAAACCTAATGATGGTGCTTATAAAGAATTAGGATATAAAGAAGTTAAGGAAGGAAAAGAAAACCCAGGAGCTACTTTAGGACCAGGTCCTAAAGCAACTGAAGATGGAGTAAAAGACAATGTATATGTTAAAACATTTAAATATAAATTAGTCCCAAAACCCCATAATTCAAAAACTATGGATATTGTTGATTTATCTAAAAGTAAAACAACACCATTAAATGAAGATGAAGCTCAAATTGAGGATTATATTAAGTCATTAGGAATAGAAAGCCCAAATCTTAAAAAACACATTTCAGATAGGATTTTGGGATTTGAAAAAATAGAATCTAAATTAAATGAATTAGTTCCACTTTTAGGAAGAGCTAAACAAGATACAATGGATAAATATAGAGAAAAACAAGATTTCACTATTTATTACCCGACAGATCTAGCAATAGATTATTTAGATGATACAATTGAAATGTTTAAAAACGAAAAATAATGAATAACGTACAAAAAGAATACGAATTAATCCAAGAAGGAAAAGGTAATAAAGATCATTTCCTAAAATTGGCTAGGTTAACGTTTCCTGGACATATTGGATCTGCTAACACTTATGAACAAGCTGTTTCTATTTTATCTAATAAAAGTTTATTAGTAGAAAACAGAGCAGGTGGTGTAGTAACTACAGGTAGAAAAGATTGGTTTAAAATATTTGAAGCTGAAGTTAAAGCAATGGCTAAAGAACCTAATAAAGAAGTAGTTGATATGGAAACTAAAGACTACGATTATAAGGATGAAAAAAATATAGATAATCTATATGGTCAAGCTTTCTTATCAGGTTACTATGTTGAAATGGAAGACCCTAAAAACGAAGATAAAACTGTAAAAGAGTTAAAAGCAATTGTAGCTAAAAATTTAGCTCAAGATAAAACTTATTACACTACAAACTCTGCTTTTGGTCTTAAAATTGATGGTTACCAAGATGATGTTCCAGGTGCTGGTAAAGTTGTTGAACCTAAAGGTGAATACAAAGGATCAGGATATGGAAAATTAGAAGATTATAAAGAAACCGGATATTAATATGAAACAAGTTCTCATAGAAACTCAAGCATTTAATGCTAAACCAATCAATTTAACTGAATCAGTTGCTCCTTCAGGTAATCCTTTAGTTGAAGGTATATTAGCGACTGCTGAAGTTAAAGCAATGGCTAAAGAACCTAATAAAGAAGTAG